ATAGATATTAAAGGTAACTTAATTTTAGAATCAGCATTTTCATCAGCTATGAGTTCAAATAATCTTCTTGTTTCTGAAGGCCCATAAACTTGAGTTTTAGAACTAGAAGTCCATTTTTTAAATTTTTCTACTAATGCTTTATCATATAAATATGATGACATTTATTAATCTCCATCTAAAGTTAATTGACTTTCTAATTCTTCAATCTCTGTAGTCATTGGTCTAATATTTTCTGTTCCTAATATATTAAGTTTTTCTGAATCAATTAATTCATCAATGTCTTTACCATTTGCTAATGATTCAAAATCATCAAAATATTCTGGAACTATTTCACAAGTTATAGATGATGGATAAACTATTTCATTAACCATCTTAACTACTCTAAATAATCTTCCTTTACCATCATCTAGTCCACTTGGAACTATGAATAATGCTCCTTGTTGAAGTCCTGGTAAATCATAATCAACATGTATAAATGAAGAATTTTCATTTAACTCTGATACCCAACCTATTTTTCTTAATGTTTGCTGTGTTGGGTGTTCATCAAATATACACCCAACCATAATTGGATCTTCATAATTAGATTCTAATTCTCTATAAGTTGTATATGTTTTACCAGTTTTGGGGGCTCTGTATAAAACCCTTATCCCTAAGAGCTTACACATTTCTCTAAAATATTGTCTATTTATCTTTATATCTGGAGTTAATAACTGACCATATTTTTGGTTTTCCATTTATTATCTCCTGTTGTTATGTTATTCACTTATAAATAACCATACTATTGGTTTGTTATTATCATCAAAACCAATAGGTTTAGGATATACCCAAAAGTTATTAGTAAGTAATTCTTTAGGAATATTTTCTTTATTAAGATATTTGTCGTCTATACTAGAAATATCACATAATGAGAATATATACTCATCCCATAAATCAAGAATATTTACAGGCTTTATATCATCATTATAATCACCCATTGGATGTTTAATATAGTTTTGATACTGAAGAAGTGTTGGATCTATTATTTTTGTATTTTTACGAAAACCCTCACTAAAAGCTTTTTCTGAATTATTTATATGTAATACAGTATGATCACTACTAAATATGTTTACATAACCATCTGTAACATCGAATGCTCCAATATAAACATGATTTATAATTTCTAAGCCTAATTTATTTACTATTTCAGGCTCATTATTCATTATATATTCACATACTTCTTCACATATAGGACGTTGAAAATAGTCACTAGAAAATTCATCTGCAAGAGAAAATTCTAAATATTCCTTTATATTTTTATAATTGTTATCTTCTAGAATAAAAGCCTCATGAATCGCGTTATTTATATCCATGATTATTTCCTCTTTAAAGGTTGAAATGGTTTAACATATCATCGTATAACTGATCATGGTCGCTGATCCAATTAATTAAATCTGATAATTGATAATGTGCTAACTCTTCATCACAATACTTATCATTAACATCAATATGGAAGAAATTACATATATCCTCAAATGCTTGGTTATGATCACTAAGCCAATCAATTAGTTCACGTTTATTAATATGATAAATAGAACGTGGTTGTCTTGCCTCATCAATCTTTGTTGACTCGTCCAATTCAGGAAAATCATCTTTATAATGTTGACTATAGACATCCGTTATATCTTCTATGTTGCTACCTAGTAATTCAACACCCTCTAAGCCATGTTTTAATTCCCACTCAAACCCAGACATTATATCGTCTGGTTGTGAATTAGGTTCCTCGGAATCTGTATCATACATAATATCAAATGATATTTGTGCTACCCTCTTTGCTCCTTCAGTAAGTTTTACAGATTCTTTTCCTGTATTACTAGAATCTTCTTCCAATCTTAACGATTCCTGTAATATTTCTGTAATACTTTTCATTGTCTTATTTCCTTTTTACTGTACCGTAAACTCTTACAGATTCATTAAGATCATTCTTGCCCTTGTAATTATAATTTAATGATTCACAAACAAGTGATTTATCGTTTACAGAACAATTAAGTTTAAAAGTTTTTTTGCCCTTACTTATTTGCTTATTATAACCTTCAAGTTTTAATTTGCCATTTTCAGAAGTTTTAGGAGAGAAAACAAATTGAGTATCTTTTTCATTACCTGAATCAAATCCAATTTTACCTTCTATGATAAACTCTTTACTTTCATTTAAAGAAATATTAGAAGTTTTAAATGAAGTTACATTTTCGTAACATCTTTTAAGATAAGATTCACCTAATTCATCAAATGATTCCTCATCAAATTCCTCAAAATCTTCATCTGATTCAGGTTCTTCTAAATCAAAATCTTCGTCTGAAAATTCTTCTTCAGGAATTTCTTCTTCATCTTCTTCGTCATTTAATTCAACGGCATCTTCTACATCAAGCTCTGTATCAGGCTCGATAGGAGCTATCATTTCTTCACCTTCAAAAGGTTCTTCTACTGATTCATCTTCTTTAGGAGAAGTTTCAACAACTACACCACCATCTTCTTTAGTGGTCATTGTGATATTTTCATCGTCTGTATTTATTGAAACATCTTCAATACCTTCTTCAAGCTCTTTCTTATCTTCACAGCCTTCTGAGAAAGTATCTTGGATCTTATCTCCAATCTTACCACCTACAAAACTACCAACAGCACCACCAACAGGACCACCTATTGCAGTTCCTACTGCCTTTCCAGCAAGTTTACCGCCAATAGTTCCTTCAACACCTTCTTCAACTTTTTCAGCTGGAGTAATTAATGAAACCATTTCTTTCTGTTCATCTGCAGGAGCTCTTAAGAAAATCTCATCAACAGGTTCTGTTTCATCACCATACTTTGACAAAATAGCATACATCTTATCAAAACCAGGATTATTAGCATTATTTGCATCATCATGGTACTTTAGAAATGTATCTACAAGACCTTCTTCCATAATTTCTGGGTCACCACATTCTTCTAAAGATTCATCTAATTTATAAGAATATTCAACTTTCTTACCTTTTCTTAGTTTTTTATCTTCTCTTTTTAATTCGGCTATAGTGGCTTTAGCTTCTCTTTCTGTTTTTACCCTTGCTATTTCACCATCTACATCTGATTCTACTACCCATGGAGTACCTTGCTTCTTGGCTTCATTTAACTCTGTGTACTTTGGCCCACGAATCTCATCATTGCCTTCTAAATCATCAACAGCAGCAATTGGTCCATCAGCACCATTAATTTCTTCATCCCCACGAAGTTCTTTTACTTCATCAGCTTTAAGACCTTCTTCTAATTCTTCGTCATCTTCAGGTTCTTCGGCTTCTATTTCAATGTCAACTTCTTCTTCCTCAGGAATTTCTCCAGTTTCAACATCTTCAAGATCAACATCTTCTTCTTCCTGATAAGGTTTTACTTCACCTATAATAGTATAACCTTCATTTGACATACAATAAGGACATTCTATTTCTGTGCAACATAATCCATCTTCATCTTCTGTAATATCTTCTTTATTAAAGAATACATTACTATGACATACATTACAATCTAATATTACTTTGCCTATATAGGACTGCTTTAAATCTTCTTTAGCTTCAGCTTCTAAATCATATACATCAGAAATTAATTCATCATCCTCTGCAGCATTAATAGTATCTAAAAAAGATTCTGTATTTTCAGGATTAATAGCATCTAATGAAAGTTCTTCCACATCTTCAGTTAAATAAACTTGTTTGAATGCCTCTTGAATAAAACTATTATTCATTAAATTAATCTCCTATTAATCTATAGGGTATGTTAGTTCTGAATTTTGAAGTAACATCTCCCTTAAATTATTTAATTCTTCTCTTCCTTCAGCAAGGATTGTGTCACCATCTCCTTGCCATAAAGCATTACTTTGTGTGTATCTCGTTCTTATTCTTCCAACTGTAACTTTAGTTAAAGCTATAGCTAGTCTCATAAGCATATCTATCCAATATGTAGATTTAATTTCATCTACATCATGAATAACAGGAATATATTCTATAGTTATATTTGCTGGAGTCCCATTTGGAACATTTATATATAACTTATTTGAATCTTTATCAAATCTAAACGCTAAATCTGTAGATGTAGTATTCCTCATTTGTTGTAATGTTGTCCAAGCTCCATAATTGTATACGGCATCTTGGAAATACATTATATTACCCATACCACTTAATAATTGCCATTGAGCAACTTGCATAGGATCAACAGAGGATTCACCAGCCTCAGTAGTACCAGCTAAATCTTCAGTTCTATATACCATAACTACAGAATTAACATCTATACTTACATTATTAGTATCTTCTGGATTAGATAAATCTATACAAGATTTATAAGGTATTGTTATCAATCTTGCATGATTTATATATCTTTGAAGTTCTCT